CTATGGGTTATTATTGCTTTCCCAAGGCGGTAATACGTCAATAAGCTTTAATATAATCTCTTGATCTTTAATGCTTCTTTTGCTTAGTTTATCTATTATATCGTTAAGTACACGGTTATCATTATCAGTAAACCTAAATACATCTACAAATGTTACGTCCAACGCCTCAATTACTTTTGCTAAACTTTCAATTGTTGCGTTTCTTTCCCCTCGCTCTAGCTTTCCAACATGAGACGTACTTACGCCCGCTTTTAATGCTAAAGCTTCCTGGCTCAACCCTTGTTTAAATCTTAATTCTTGTACTCTTCGACCCACAAGTATTTTAATATCATTCATAATGCAAATATCCTCCATGATAAAAATATCGTTTACCGCAATGATTTTCAATGTTATATAGTGCATAATTTTTAGGTTATATATGCACTATATAACCTAAAATTATTGACCTCCTAAAAAAAATCCCTTATACTTTGAATATAATAAAATACATAAAATAGGCTTATTTAAATATTTTTACATATAATATTTTATATATAAAAACTTCCATTAATATGTACAAGCGTTCTTAAGCCTATGAGGAGACGAATAAACGTATGGAGAATATAGAGTATAAAATAGATATACTAAGACAGGTATTATATGATGAAATAAATACTAATGAAGAATTATGCAGTGTCAATATAGTAGAATTAAGTCAAAAATTAGATAAATTAATTGTTGATGCATATAAACAAGAACTTAATATAAATAATGAATAGTAGGTGAGCAAGGTGGTAATTAGGGAAGCCATAGAAATATTTAGAGAAGATTCTTCGATCGAAGATTTTAAAAAAGAAATTGAGTTATTAAAAAGTGCTGGATATAGGGTACATGATGAATATGACGACTATATGTGTTTTTACAACTGTAACCGACTAAAATTTAATTCATATATATATATAACAAAACCCAAAATAACCCTAAGTAACAATTAAGTTACCTACTGGCTTATTTTTATGATATGGTATAACTGATTTATTAGACTATCTATTTATAAGAATAAATATCCTATAAGTAAAAAGTGACTTAACCTTTATAGTTAAGCCATTCTTTTATAAGATGGCACTCTCAGAGAGAATCCTTGTTTAAATTTTGTTATATTCTAAAACTCTCTATTTCACTGCATTTCAGCTCATAATTATATATCTTGAAACTAACTTAATTTTACTCTCAAATTTTCAAAGTATCCCCTGTGTCCCTTTATTTTTATAATATCTAACAGTAATTTAAAATTTATAACTGAAAGTTTAATTAATATTTTATTTACTACTAGCGCTTGCACTTTGAAGCTTATCTGGGTTCATTGACATGCCAATTAAGCTTCCAAAGAATCCAAATATAACATCATTTATATTCGCAATTCTTAACGAAAATACATATTCAACTACCTCAATTACAATAAGTATAGCTAATATTAACATAATTTTTATATTTGTAGTATGTGGAATATATGGTATAATAATGTATATAACATAATTTTGAAGAAAGGCAGTGAGAATAAGCAATATGAAAATGTTAAATTTATTGAGGAAATATAGAGTTATTAATATCATGGTAGTTAGTTTTGTTACTTTATTATTAATTGGATGTAATTCTAATAACAATGTGAAATATGAATCTGAAAAACAAGAAGCTAAAGTAGACAATGTTGAAAAACAAGATGTAGAAGTATCTCAAGTAAAAACTGAGCATGAAATTCCTTTAAATGGCTGGTTTAAATTAGAAGACGGATGGCATTACTTTGAAAAGGGCGCTCATAAGATTGGGTGGATAGAAGATAATAATAAAAGGTATTATTGTGATGAATTGGGTTTAAAGATAGGCTGGCATATGATTAAGAATGAGTGGTATTACTTTTCTGAAACAGGGGAACTTTTAACTGGTACAACTACACCAGATGGATATACTGTTGATTCTAATGGACATATTGCATAAGAATGTTAGGAGATGCTTTATAAAAAAAAGAATGCTCTTAAGCATTCTTTTTTTATAAAGCAATAATGAAATATTATACACTACCAGAAATATAACCAGTATATATAGCAGTATAATATCCAGTATCTGAATTGTATTTTGTAGAGTCTAGATGTAAATTTCCAGTACATTTAACTCCACCAACATATTCTGAGAGATAAAGATAGTCTTTAATTTGAGAAGCGCTTGTATATACTTTTGTTCTTTCTCTATAGTAGGTTACCATAGCTTGTGGTGTTATTGTACCTGGTTTTGAAATTGCAACAGATGATGTTGCTGGTTCTGAAGTTTTTGCATTAGTAGCAGCAAACACTGGCATTCCACTTAATACTGAAGCAGTTAATAATAGACTTAATGTTTTTACAATTTTATGTTTCATAAGATTTATATCCCCCTTTTAATTTGTTTCAATATAATCATAGCACATGATTTATGAAAAAAATGTCAAAATAACACTACTAATATAAAAAATGTAATAAATTTAATTATTTTGTATTAATTGAATTCTATTCCTTCTTTTATCATGATATAAATAACTTTTAAAGTAAGTATAATACTAATAAGTTATCAGATACTTCGAATAAAGTATATTTATTGTTCTTACAAAATTATATTCAAATGATTTTCAATGTAAATATAAATAAATGATTAACATACCACCACAATTTTCCTATTTTTCTATGCTATAAAACCATGATCCTAAAGTATTCTTTAACTCTTGGCACTTGCTTAATGGTAAGTATTGAGTTTCTATCCATACGCCTTTATTATTACCCCTCACGTAGCACGTAACCCCAGGGAAATGCTTTAAGACTGTGTTTATATTAACCCCGTCATAAGTCGCAGAATCGGGCGGTAAATAGCTTGTAACGACATAGCCTTTTTGATTATCTGTAGGCGGTTCGATCGGGATATTACTATCAATCGCATTTGCGAACCTATAAGCTAACTTATCCCATGAATACTTATTATATATTGATATATCTGTTTCACTATCGCAGAAACAAACCTCAAATATTATATTGGGGGCTTGTATGTGGTTCATTTCGTAAAGCCTTTCAAACTTAACGCCCCTATTGGTAAACCCCAATGCTCCAAAATTATTACATAGGTTTAAGGCGTACTTATACGCCCCACTATTTACCGAACTGACTAACGCCTCTACGCCGTGCCCTTGTCCATCACTTGCGTTCATATGTAAAGAAATAAATAGATCAACATTTGCATTATTTGATTTATTTGCACCCTCTGAAAGTTCAACCCCCGCAGTTGATCCATTAGAATTGCAATCAACTACTACGTGCCCGTAATCCTCTAAAACTTTCTTAACTGCTGAATAATATTTTTTCATTTCATCATGTTCATTTACGATTCCAACTGCTCCGATATAATTATCGCTATGACCTGCTCTTAAACCTATTTTCATTATTGTAACACCTCACTATTATTCGATTTATTATCGCTCACCCCTGGGGTACTATTATCAACGATTACCCCCATAACTACCAATAACCCTAAAACTGTGTTAAGTATATCGCTCCAATTATCGGGGAATACTTTAACCCCGAAAAGTTGTGTTAATGTTACAAGTGTACTCACTATGTACACCCAAAAAGCTTTATTTTTTAATCTTGATTTTAAATCTATTTTATTCATGTTTAATACGCTCCTTTTTACTGTATAATTTCGTCGATCCTGTGGTGGGCTGACTTTGTGGATTCCTCCAACTTGGCAACCCTAACCAACATACTATTATTAAATTTATCCTGGCTATTTAGTTTCGCTTGAATATCAATTATCCCCTGTGATATGTAAGATAATTGAACCTCGATTTTAGTTTGCTGAACTGTATCGGCTTTAAGTTCTTTTTTAACTGCGTTTTTATACGCCATAACTCCCACGTAAGCCCCTACAACTGTACACCCTAAAGTAATTAATACATTGATATTATCCACGCTTTAAACCTCCCATTTAGGGCAATAAAAAAAGACTTCTTTCAAGTCCTCACATATTACCCGCATTATTAAACTGTTGTTATTAAATTTTCTAATTCTGCGTATTGCTCCGCCGTAATCTTTCCACCCGCCAATAGTATGTCCATTGAATCGGTTATACTTGTAAAGTCCCTTTGATCTTCGGGCTTTGCAAGTTCTGTAATTATTCTATTTTTTAATATGTTTCCTAATAATTTTTGAGTTGCTGTCATATTAGTTCATTCCCTCCATAATTTTATTTAATTCATTTTGTAATATATAATTTTCAAAGTCTGCGATTGTTTCGGGTGACTGTTGATTTAAATAGTCTGATATGTCCGAAACCCTATAATTTAAGTTTTGTGTTGCCTCATGCTGATCCTTGATAGCTTGTAATTCTTCGGGCGTGTAATAATCAACTATAAATTTTCTCTTGGTGGTATCTACACGATAGCCCTTTGAATTATTAAAAATGGCTTCTAATGTGCCAAATTCCAATTCTACAAAATCAATATCATTTTCATTTTTATTTTTTAATTCAGGATATATTTTTAAATCTTCTGATTTAGTAGTTTGAGCGATCCCGCCCGATCCCTCGGGTGTAATAAGTAGCGTTTCCCCTGTTGCAATATCATAACAAACTTTTGCTTTAACTTGATTCATTCATTAAGCCCCCTTTTAATATCCGATACATACATATCGCCATGATACACCAGTCGCTAGGTTGGAAATTGTAACCGTCCCACCACTTACGGCGATACCACTTCCCCATTGGATGTAGGCGTTAGCATTACCCGCGGCATCCTTAATTTGGTAATTAAGTCCTGTTGATCCCTCGTATACTGCTAATTTTAAAACTGTACCCGTTGAATAGTTTGTAACATCTGATTGATTGATTAAATATATAATTACAACGTCGGGCGTAAAACTAAGATTTAATGTTGCGGTTGTAGTAACACCGAACGCCGTCCTTTTACCCCCTAAACTTGCTAACGTTACATTTCCAGTAATTCCGAATATAGTAATACCATTTAGGATATTATTCGCGTTCAAATCACCGTCAGCCGATTGAAGTTGAGCAACTGAAACTTTTATTTCACCGTCACCCGCTCCGCCTTTTTGATACCCTTTTTCGGGATATACTGCAAGTCCACCGTCACCCCATTGTGCAACGCCTGTTGCGTTTCTTACTCCTGTTAGATTGGTCATAGTTCCCGCCTTTTTAACTCCATCATCATAACCGCTATAGCCAGTAAGTAAATATTGTGGATCGAGTACCGCGTCCGCCGTGTCCACGACTGTCGAACTTCCCGCAACTCCAAAAACAGTTTTACCCGCTTTAATATTGGCACTTATTAGGTTTACATCTGTGGCAACTGTTCCCGATCCATTATGATATCCAGGTGGTATTGTCTTTGCGGTTGCTCCTGGGGTAATTGTAACCGCTCCATTATTAACCATAGTCCCCGCAACCTTTGAGCCGTTAATGTATGCATTTGACCCAGTAAGAATTTTATCAGCCGTCGCAGTACTGTCGGCAGTATCAACAACGCTCGAACTTCCTTGAACTCCGAAAACCGTCGCACCCGCTTTTATATTTCCAGGGATCAAGTTAACATCTGTTGCGACTTTACCTTGTCCGTTGTGATAGCCTTGCGGGATCGTTTGGACTACTGCTCCAGGATAAAGGGTTATTCCTCCATTATCGACCATTGTTCCCTCAACTAAGCCCGTGTCGCCTGTTGCATTATATCCAGTCAATAACTTATCTGCGGTTAAATTTCCACCGCCCCCCTTACCCTGTAATATAAAATTTACGCCGTTATACCTCAATGTATAAGGCGTATTCACCTTCAGTCCGCCGTTAGTAACTTGATTCCCTAAGCTATCAAGAATTGATTTAATACCCCAACCATTAACATTTAATGTACTTGCACCAGTGCTTAATACATTGATCTTTACACATACCGCAAGCCCGTCATAATATCCAGTAAGCGAACTTAATGCAGGTATTGAAACTATATAATTATTCGCTGATCCTGTAGCAACTGCGTAAAATATTTCGTTAGTTTCTAACTCTTTTAATTTCCCGTCGATAATGTCAGCATTTGCGTTAAAATCGTCAACATTAACAACGTCCGTGCCCTCGGGCTTTTTTAATCCGTAATTCGGTGTTATCTTCATTTGTTAGCCTCCTGTTAAACTATTTTCATTTCTTCCCATGTCTTAGCCTCTGCGGTATTCCATGTCATTTGATTAGCTTGAATTACATTCCATACGTTGTATGAGTATTCAACATCACAAACCAAATGAGCGGGTTTAATCTCTCGGATCATATTAAGAAATCCCGCCATATTCTGCGGGATTCCTTTAGTACCTACAAATTTAATTTTGAAAGAGAAATCGGCGGGGTTCTCTATGATATCAACCTCACCACCCGAAAAAGCTTCGGCGGTGTTTTTAATCATAGCTTTTGTGGTTGTCCCTCTCCCTCTCTTTTTGGCTTTTATAACTTCTCGCCTTTCCTCATAACTCGCCCCAGGCTTCGGGGTGATATTATAAGCCTTTTCGTAAATATCTAGCCCCCAGGTTGCCCGATCAATATATAATTGATCCTCTACGTCCTGGATCGTAACCATTAACCGCCCGACCTCGTATGATTCCACATAAAGTTGATTCTTTGCAACCTCTGAATTTTGATAGTATTCGGGCATATCTTTCATTAGATCGGGAGCTTTGGTCATGATCTGATCTTTTGTAAATTCCATTTATAAGCCCCCTTAACTGAATGTTACTGATCCAATGACTGCGATTTCTTCCTCGGTTAATGTCACGGGTTCAGCTATTCCGTTGATCTGTAAATTTGTATAATCTCTGATTCCAGTATCTAAAAGTAAATTTCCAACAAAAGCGATACTGACATAAGTAGTATTAAAAGCAACACTTTTTAAGTAAGTATCTAAGGCACTCGAAAATTGAGCCTTAACCGTGTCAAGATCGCCCCCAGGTTGTAGGGTTATACTTGCCGTAACATTTAAAGGCTTTTCGATAGCTGATATTACGGTCACATTAGCACCGATCGGGCGTTGAGTTTCAATATAATTAAAAGTACTGGTAATTAAATCTTGACTAGCCCCTCTTTTATTTGAATCAGCGATTACAACCTTAACCGATCCCGCCCCGTTCCATGTATCAAATACTTTCGCCGAGCCTACGCCTACAACGTCCCTCGCCCATTGTAAGTAATGATAAGGATTCCCCGACGTTCCAGGTGTACGAACCTTGATATAATATCGCTCTTTCAAACTGTCGTCGCTCTCCTGGTCATATCCGCCCGTCGTTGCAGTCGGGTTTGTTACGGCGGTAACTCCTGTTAATGTCTTTGGAAAACTGTTTATTGATCCCACTGGTACGTTTCCGATCGATCCTAAAGTTTTAGATCGAATATTAACGGATATTTGACCATTTTCGGGGATCGTTGCGGATTCCAATATCTCGAAATTTATTAGCCCACTTGATACCAAATCCCCAGGTGATACGGTTGCCCCTAGTAGTCCGTTTAAAACTACTTGCCCGACTGAATAAGTTGCCAAATGGCGGTCGTTTCCTTCCTCCGAACAAAGTTCCGTTAAATAATCAGCCGTTGACGTGGCTATATTTCGGCGGGTGATTATGTCCTCGACTAATTTATAAGCCTCACTTAGCTCGATTGACATAGGGGCGTTAAAGTCATAAAAAAATGATCCGTTAGACGTGTCATACTTCGGATCAACATTACTCAACATTCTATTTAAAATTACTTGTGAACTGTCTGACATTCTATAAAGTCACCCCCTCGGTAATTGCTCCATAAGTTGACGATACAATAAAAGATACGCTTAAATTTTGTTTATCTCTTATAAATTCAAAACTGGTCACGGCAGTAATGTCGGGGTGAGTTAATAACATTTCTATAATGCTCGATTGAATTCCCGCATAAATTACGCCTGTTGGATAGTCTGAATATAAAAACTCATTTAATTCGATCCCGTAAGTATCGTCTATAATTTCATAAATTGTATATTTATATTTTTCTGTCCTTAATGCTTTCTTGATCCAAACTCTAAGGGCTTTTTCCCCCTCAATTATTTGAGTTTTTCCGTCAAATAAAATAAAGTCCCCTAACTCGAAATCGAATAAGAAAGACTTTCCAAAATTATTTTTTTCGCTTGCTGCTACATTAATATTTTCGTTTTGATCCTGATTCAATGGAAAAAACATCTTACACCACCTTATCGATTATAAAGAACGTTTGTCCTCCCTCTGCGGGTAAACATAAGACTTGATCTTGAACTTTTAAAACGTCCTTAAATGTTATTTCCCCATCTGTTGCAGTCCCGCCGTTTATCTGTATAGTTGCAGATCGATCGATCCCGTTAAGTAAATTACTACACATATAAACTTTATCGGCAGTTAAAAAAACCCGATCCCCTAAAATCGATATCTTAATCGGATCGACTGCAATTACAGTTCCCACGACTGCACCTAATGGGCTTTCGTTATCTCTTTTCTTAAATTCTCTTGCCAGTTCATTTTCCCAATTCATTTTTACCACTCCACACTTATATTAACTTTATGAACCCCACTCGTTACCGTGTGGTTAGCTGACTTGATCTTGTACCAACCAGGCTTTAACTTATCATTACTTAAGTAAATCAATCGGTTAGCCTGGATCGTTTCGGCACGATCTAAAACCAATAACGGAACTGTGGTACTGTGCTCGATCCTGTTAAGTGATTTTAATAAGTTATCAGCTATATTTTTTGCCTGTGATATGTCCTTATCTTCCACTTTCTCGACGTGTTGTAATAAACCGTAATACCATTGAGAATTTTTGTCCTCACTCTCCGCCTGGATCGGCGAACTTTCTTCGGAATTACTCACGACCTGGATTTTATTTTTCATATTCTCGATTGAATAATCGATCTTGATATCTTTCTCATATATGAATTTAGGGTAAATATACTTACTATCCAGGCGATCAATTACAAGTTTAGCCCCTTGCATTTCCTTGAAATAGTTAACCGCTTGATCTTTTCCCGCTTGCTCCAAAAAGTCGTCGATTATCTTGTCGATTGAATCCCCTTTATAAAATTTATTTATCTTAGTTGGAATATTAATTATGATATGCTCGATTCCAAACTCTAATAAAAGAGAACTTAACCCGCTCGTAACGTCAATATCATTGAACTGCTTGACCACTTCACTTTTTAAATAAAATGAATAGTCAAAACAAGTATATGAATAACTGAACTTATTTTCTGTACACTTTACAACCGTGCCCCGAAATACCTCGTAATTATCAATAAAAAAGCTGACCACTTGCCCCATTGATAAACTGTGTAAGCTATCAAATGAAAGGCTCGAGCCTAGCGACTGCGAATCACTACCCCATGATAAATTATTAGATTTTATTAATATATCTGTGCCCTTTGTAACTAGCTTATATATCATACTGTGTAATCTCTCCATTGTTTACAGTCTATCGAAAGGGTTGTATCACCAAAAGTATTTTTACTTTCTTCAAAGTTTATCGAAAAAAGCCCTTGAATGATCGTTAAGCCTGTACTATTAGCAACAATCAAATATATAGGTTCTTTTTTCTCTAACGCCCAATTTAATACTGCGGTATAATCTGACTTATTAGGGTTTTTGACCAATTGAAAAGGGTACAAAGTACCCTCTTTAGGAATCCATGTTTTAATAGAAAATTCCAGGGGTTTACTTCCTGTTATGAAAGTAAATTCAGTCCCGAAAAAATCGGTAAAACTCTCGGTATTTTGACCGCTCTTAACTGCGGGTAAATCTTCAAGCGGGATCGGAAATTGCAATATTTTTGATTTATCTTTTTTTGATATAAACACCGTATAATACATTTGATCCCTCCTTAGTTATTTGCTAATGCTAATTTTAATTTTCCCGTTATGATCTCACCCATTTCATTTACAAATTGATGATTTCCAATAACATTACCTTGAACCGTTACATTTACGATCGTGCCTCCCGATCCGTTTAGAATCTTATCGGTTTTATCTGCGGGTATAACTTGCGATCCATTTGGTAAGTTTACTATTTCCCCGCCATGCTCTCCGATCTCTGCTAGTCCACCATTGAAATACTGCGTACCTGTTGCAAAATGTGGAATCGTCGGAATACTTACCCCAACCGATCCACCGCCCAACCAGTCGGGAACTTGAATATTCATTAAACCATTAAAGCCCTCGATTAGCTTGTTAATTCCATCTATACAGTAATTAATTACGCCTGTGATCGATTCGCCCACACTATTAAAAGCCCCTGTTATGGCTTGACCAACCCCAGTAAATACACTACTTAAGAACGCCCATAGTTCTGAAGCTTTCGCACAAATAAAATCCCAATTTTCATAAAGTGCAACACCGATCGCAATAAGCCCACCAATTAATAGGGCTATCCACCCGAGCGGTGAAAGGGTTAACGTTCCATTAAGTAACATCATTGCAACATTACACACGCCCGTTACAATCGCCCACGCCTCTTGAACTGCTTTAACAACTTGCGTTGTAATTGCGATTGCCTTTAATGCTCCATTAAAGAAAAGTACTGCACCCGCAACCCCCATAATGATCGGGGCTATCGTTGACCAATTATTACTAAAGAAATCAAAAACCCCCGTAATATCTGAAAGGAATCCCGCAATTACACCACGGACGATATTAAAAGGGGTTGTTAAATCGATCTTTGATCCAATATCGATAAATGTTTGACCTATAGCATTTCCCACGGTCAACACAAAATTATAAATTGAATTAAATGTGCTTTGAAATGGTCCGATTAAATCCGATCCGATTCTCATTAGATTCGTAATTGTTTCATATACAAAACTGTTAACCATATACGTTGCACCATCAAAGAAAGTCGCAACTTTTTCGGGTAAATTGTTATATAAAAAGTCGGTCAAATTTTCTTCTAATAATGTGAATACTTCCCCAGGATCGCCCCCGCTTGTTAATGATGAAAACATATTTTGAAAACCACTTATAACGTTTGGTACAACATCCATTATGTTATTAAAGTTAATTAATAATGTATTAAGAAACGGTAATACATAAGCCCCCAGGGTTGCCCCTAATTGCTTTAAGTTTTCTTGGGCTATTCTTAATTGGTTCGCAAATCCTTTGCTAGTCCTTGCGAAATCTCCCTGGGCATCTTTTGAAGCCATCATTAAATAGTTATATCGTAATTGCACTTGCTCCGCCTGGCTCATTTCTTTCCATTGTTTATTGATACCCTGGGTTAAAGCGAACGCCTCTAAGTTTGCAACTGACATATTAATACCCAAACTTTTAAGCGGTTCGGTTTCTCCACTTATACCCGACTTGATCTTGTCGAAAGCCTCCGCGGAATCCAGGTTATAGAATGAAGCAAAATCAGCCGATAGCCCCGTCAAACTCGTTGACATTTCGACCATCTTATCACCTGATATACCCGACGATTTTATTAAAGCCCCCATTGTACCGTTAAACTTTTTCGCTTGTAATTCACTTAACCCGAATCCTTTTAAAGCACTCTTTGACCAATTATTTATCGTGTCGGCTGATCCTCCGAAAGTAACGTCAACGACGTTCTGAACTTCTGCCAAATTTGAGGCTAACATGACCGATTGTTTTCCGATCTCGAGTAACCCCAATCCTCCCGCAAGTCTTCCGATTGATCCAATAACTGCGGATTGCATTTCCTTAATGGTGTTATTAGTGTGTTGCATTTGCCGTTGAAACTTTTGGGTTTGACTGGTGGTATTTTTTAAGGTGTTGGAAAAATTATCTTTTAAATTTAATATGGCTTGAATGGTCTTTGCCAAACCTCCACCCCCTATTGTTTACCGCCGAATATTGCTTTATATTTTGCGGTTTCTTCTTTGTAATACTCTTCCCTGGCACAATGCAGAAAAATCCTTTCTAATTGATCCAGGTTCGCCAACTGATCCAATGACCAACCCCGAACCGCATAGAATGAATACATATTAAATTCTGAATCGTGCTCGATTAGTTTTTTATTTCATCTACTTTCGCATTAATGTTTACAAGTTCCATTAATTCTTGCCCGATCTCCATAATGTCGGATAGATCGAAAATAGCCGAAACAACCTCGTCGGGATCTTGTATTTCTAATTCCTTATGAAATTCGGGATCTTGTAACATAGGGCACGTATTATATATGAGTGTTTTAAATGCTTGTACCATATCGCCCGTTGACTTACCCTCGCCCATTTCGTCGATAACGTCAATTAATACGTTATCTTTCGGCTTAATGAAAGTTAAGCTTTTATCTAGTGAAGTGATCTCGATTTCCTTTGACTTAAATTGATCCTGTTCTTTTTGAATCTTTCTTGCTAATAAATCTTTAAAAGTAGCTTTTTGAATTGCTTTTTTACTCATTTTTCAACCTCCAAAATTATAAATAAAATAGGCTTGACCACAGATCAAACCTATTTTTAAACATAAAAAAAGCACCCCTTAAATGGTGTCTAATATTTCATATTTTGAGAACTTAAGCGGTAATTCTTCTTCAACGTTTGACCTAGCCTCGAACTTAGCTAATGTAAATTCTGTGATAGTAATTCCACTTACTGCAACTCTTTCGCTTTTGCCTGTGCTCTCGTCCGTTAGCTTTGTTATGATCTTAATGTCGGGCATAACTCCCGTTTGATACGCCTTTGCTATCAGCTTTATTAAAGTTGAATCTATTTTATAAAGGGTAACTGATCCCTCACCGCTCCAACCCGTGTATTTTGAATGTGTGGAACTGTCACCACAAAAGTTTATATCTTCAAACTTACCAGTTACTTTTAATTCAATACTTTTTAACTGTGCCAATAGCTGACCGTTAAGCCATGCTTTACCGCTATTACCAGTTAAGATTTTATTTACTATATCGCTCATTATTTAACCCCCTACTATGCCATAAATACGTCAAAGTCTAAATTCATCATTGAGCCTAGGACTTTAATGTCAGCACCTAAAAAGGTACTTCTTTTAAATGACATATTTTTAACTTTTGTATCGTCCCAGGTTTTCGCCTCGGGCTTAACTGTTTCCCACGCCTTACGTTGTTTAGCTACGTTTATATAAGCGTAATTATCGTAAGCGTTGTCGAGTATTTCGCTATCTGATAACCTCTCGAAATATGTGTTAACTGCTGAAATAAATATCATTTGATTATCTGTACTATTTTTACAAGCCCCCACATACTTAGTTTTATATATATCTCTTATATCGTCCTTAATCATGTCGGTTGCCTCCATGATCTCGATATAACGCATATCGTCGAATAGCCCGCTATTTTCTTTGATAGTAACTAATGAATTTATCGCAGTTCCAACCCTTACACAATCAAAATCATTAATTAATATCAGCTCACCATTATTTAATGAGGTTGTAACGTCTGCGACTGGTTCGACTTCCTTAAGGTTCTTACAAACAAAGTAAGTCATTCCCCTAGTAACATTACAAACACAAGCGATCGCAAGTAATGACGGGATATACTCAACGCCGTTTTGCTTTCCTCTTGCCTCGTCCAAAAATGTAACACTTGGAATAGTGAAATTACTTATATTTTGGTGATCGGGTGCAGTCGATTTATAAGTCAATGCCTTATAAGTCTTACCCTCATTAGTTCTTGCCTTGATCCATGTATTGATTGTTACGTAATCTTCTGTAGTTCCGACTGTACTTATCCACCCAGTTTTTAACTTAGTTGATATTATATCTAACCCGTCGGTCATATCGTCCGCCACATCTATTCTTATAACTGATAATTGAGCAACCCCAAACGATAAAATATCACTTAAATATGTGAAATTATCCGCAGTATATAAAGCTTTGTCCTTGTCTAAGTCCTCTTGTTCTGTATACTCTTTATAATTAAACGACTTTTCGGTGTCGTCCTTAATTATTAATATCGCAACGCCTCTTTCTGATCTCTCAATAAACGTCGTTGCCAACTGTTTAAAATTGATCTCTAATACTGGTAATGTAACATTAGCCATTCTTTAAATTCCTCCTTAGTTCTCTTTAATATCAAAGTCCAAATCTTCCATAAGTTCGCCCGATCCCTCACCATATGGATCGTAATCGGTATGTAACGCAGTAATTGAAATATCGAAATCAACTTGTAAAATCGTGTCGTTAACTTCGGCGTTTACCTCATTTATTGGAATGTAATAACTGTCGATCCAAATACCTTTGATAAATGAATCCTCAATTATCTCTTGAACTTGTAAATTCTCTAGCTTGTATTTTTTTAAATCACTTGCAAAAAAATAAACCCTAGTTGTTAAAGTTCTCCCCTTAAAACTAGCGGTTATATTTTCAAGTTTGCCCCCGTCCATTTCTATTTTTAATGACGGTCTTTTGATCTCTGAAAGATCACCAGGGGATATTGGAACACTTTCAAAAGGTGTACCAATTAACGCCCCTCGTAGCTGATCCGCTACGGCTTTATTGATCTGCACCAATGAAAGCATATTAAAGCCCCTTTCCTAACATATCGTCAATAAAGTTTTCTATATCTTGATAGAATTGATTTTCAAACTGTCGGCGTGAATTATCAACCACTTTCAAGCCTGGGACATATTTAACCTCGTTCCCGTCTTTATCCAAAACCCTGTGCCCATCTTCGATTAAGTGGGCGTGTGGTGCAATTTTTTTGCTATTATATACCCTCACGGAATACCCGCCGTTTCCTCGATAAATATACGGTTTCCCTTTCTTTATTGACTTAAAATAATTCCCTGTTTTCTTTTTAACCTTTGCCCTGGCATTTGCTACGGTGATTCGCCTTAACTTTGTTCCCTCACCATTTACAAACTTCCTAGTTTCTCGGGGCATTTTTTCGGTTGCGGTTTCAAGTAACTTTTTTTCGTAATTTGCCAACTCTTTAAAGTCAAAACCAAAATCACTCATTGTAAACCCCTCCGATCAATTTCGCCACGATCTCGATTGAATCCTTAAATTTATAATTCGGGTTAAAGTATTCAATGTCATATCGCTGATTCTTATATATAAAATACATATCGTCAGTTAATTGATCTATTGATTTACTTCTTATCGTGATCTTATGGCTTGTTGTTGCCTGGGTACTTTCTCCCTGGGTGCTAGTATTAACCCCACCCGTGGGAATTATTTCACAATATACATACTTGATAAAGCCGTCTGTAAAGTCGTCCTCTCCCAGTTCATTAATGAACGGGATTCCTTTACCATGTAAGGCTAATTTTGTCCTTAATCTGCTCGTTAATCCTTGCATAAAATCACCCCTAAAGTAAATTAATACTGTATAAGTCTAGTATTATTTTCATGGCGGGGTTTACATTAGACTTATCAACGGTAAATTGCCTATTATCGTACATTTCAGCACATAAACATAAAATAACCATTGTAATATCTTCATATTGATCTAATTGATCCAGGCTTAAGCCCGTATAACCTTTTACAAATGATTTACTGGCCATAAACATAATAGTTATGATTCTATCCTCGCTGTCGTCGTCAATTCTTATATACTCTTTTACATCTGCTAACGTAATCTCACTATATTTCATCTAATCACCTCAAAAAATAAGGGGCATATCGCCCCATTATTTGAACTAAGATACTTTAATAGATAAAGCGACGATCTTTTGAGGTTCTACGATCTTAGAATCTAACTCGACATAACCTACACAACCGACTGCATGTTGAGTTGCATATTTTTCGTTAAGTATTTGTAACTCAACATTCTTAGTTAACTTCGTATAAAGTCCGCTCATATCCCCGTAATATACCGCATGTTCACCAGGTGTAACCACGTTGCATGATTCAGTTATATAAACTGGCTTTCCTAATAGTGTCCAACCAAAAGCCGTTGTAATATCTTTATTTAAAAGATATTCGCCTTGATTATCTTTTAACTTTCTGATAGCTTTTAATGTAGTTTTGTGCATGATCCAAACCGCCCCGGTTTGATAAACTTCTGGAACTTCCATTTGTAAGTCGATAAGATCGTCCGCAACTACTTTCCCTACTGTTGACGTTTCAATCTCATTTGTACATGAAGCAAGTCCCTTCATTTTAGTTTCACCAGTTATTAACTCTTTTTCGATAAATCTTGAAATTGCGATTGACACTCTATCAACTATGAAACTTAACAAGTCAAAGTCTGATCTATTAACTAATGACTTAGAAACTTTTGCAAGACAACCAACAATATAATTTGTTAATTTAACAGTCGTAAACTTTCCAGTTTGTTCTGTTAATTCTGTTAAATCTTCGACGTAATCAGCAACAATTGCCGTTGTTTCTTCGTCGTAAACTGGGAATACAAGATCACCGTTAACATTGTATATTGTAGTTAACGCATAGATCGGGCTTAATTCCTTAACTTTTACGATTATTTTATTAACTATTGATTGCGGGATCACTCCGCCATTGTCACCAACTGTCAATGCTCTTTCTTCACCCTTAACATACTTTAAGAAATTAGTTTCCTCGATTGATCTTGTTTCCTCAACTTCTTTTTTCTTTCCAGGTGTCATAATATATTGTCTTGTTTCTTCTTCTGCTTTTAAAGTTTCGTCGATTGCTCTTATTTCTTCCTTGATCGCGGTAAATCTTGCGATCTCTTCCGTGTTTAATGATCTTGTTTCCTCGTTAGCTTTATTAGTTAAAGCTTCCATTTCTTCAATAAGATCATTTCTCTTTTCTAAAAGTGGCGGTAACGCTCTTGTTTCCTTGATTTTCTCAGTTTTAACTCTTAACATATCGTATATTTCTCCTTTGTAATTCAATTTAAATTTTGTCTTTAGCTGAAAAAGGGCATAAAAAAAATCAGCCCCTTAGCTGAATATTTTTAATTTCAATATTTCGAGTTCATATTTTCTCATTTCTTCCATGTGATCGCCTTTATTAGTGCATTTATCACAATCCATATTGACACAACCCTCGCAACATTTATTACATTCGGGATTTGTGCACTTATCAGCCCCACGACTGCAAGTAATTTGACAAGTTGCAGAACTTTCAACAACTTCGCTTAAATCCTCAATTACTGCCTGGAACTCGTCGCCCCTGGTTTCATTTAGGACGGTTTTATCGTCCCTAGCCTCTATTGATGTACCATTGTAAGCGGGTGTTTTATCCAAAATACTAACCTCTAATAAGTCCATATCTTCGATAAATCTTCGCTGATACGGTTCGGCGGGTTGCCAATCGTCTTTATTAGTGTAAAATCCAAATGACCAACCCTTTAGTTGATTATCTTTTGCTTTCTGCATAACTTCGGGATCACTTATTGAACAAATTGCCCTTAAGCCGATTGAATCCTCAAATAACTGTAAATTACCGTTTTTAATTGATCCTAGTTCCCTATTTTCCAAATGATTAAATAATAATCTTACGTCCTGGGCTTTATTAAGTGCCCTTTGAAAAACGCCCTCCTTGATCTGCTCCACAAATAAACCTTGTGGGCTTAAAAGTGGTTTGGAATCTCTACAAATGGCGTTCACGTAACCGTCAATTATTACTTGATCCGCTCGAATTTCTATCCTCATTTTTTACCTCACCCCCTTTCGGTGCGTTTATCTCTGTAGTTTGGTTTGTGTTAGGCGTGTAAACTTGTTTACTAACTGGATCGTATAATACATCTTGTAAGCCTAACTTAATGAAATCTAAGCCCAACGGCTCTAAATCTTCTTCTTTTCTTGCCTCGTCAATCTGCATTATTCCATATTTAACAGCCATACCAAACGCCGTGATTCTCTTTAATAGATCACCTTTTAATAATTGCTTAGTATCAAATCTAAAATAAAAAATGCCACTTTCTTTATTTGAAAGCAACGTATTATCCAAGGCAGTTTCAAACTGTGCCAAAATAGGCAATATAGTCAGTTTGATGAAAGTTTGATATTCTTCTTCGCTACATGATCCATTCAGGATATTTTCAGGAATATTAAACATCTTACAAACTTCGATCGCATTAGTTTTCTTATTCTCATTTAACTGCATTTCAACGCTTGTATTTGCTGATTCCTGGAACTGTAATCCATTATTTAAAACGACACAATTTGAATTATTATTTCTATACATATCGTTCCATTGTTTCTTAAGTTCTGTGACTGCCTCGGGCGAAAGCCTATTTTCTGACTTAATAAAACCCTTTTTATTTCCACCACTTGCAACCAAAAGCCCCTCGTATCTCATTGCGTTAAAAATAACTTTTAACGGCTCATAATTTTCGGTTAGGATTCCGATACCCTCCGCCCCGTTCTTTGACTTTCTAAGTAATCTTAAGAACTCATAAAGCTGAAAAGTTACACCATTAACTAAGATCGTCGAATATTTAAAGATCGGGTCATTATCATTCTGAACGCTGACCCTTACATTTTCGATATAATGTAGGCTCGAAACTTGGTTTACTCGCCTGTTAATGTAGCCGTAACCCTCGCCATAGAGTAAATAATCATTTACCATAGCTTGTTTAAACTGAAAGCCGTCTAGGGTGTCCCCTGTGTTTCCATTCAATAAACTAACCCTCGGATCATTGTCGATCGGGGTTACTTTCCCGCCCTCTTTTTTGTAAAGTTTAACGGGTAAACTTGCGATCGTGCTACTAATAAGATTAACGCAACCACTTACCGACGGAATGTTTAAAAACATATTTTTTTCTACTTCTTCGGCTGATAATTGACCGATTAATTGATCTAACGTGAGCGTTTCTCCTGGGTCTACTATGTCCCTAACTGCTTTTATCATGTTTCCAAATATACTAATATTAATCACCCCCTTTCTACACTGTTTGGATCACAAAGTCACCGCCAATATTGAAAATAACGTCCTGTTGCATAAGATAAACCGCATTAATTAAGCTGACTACCATATCCACCTTACCGTTAGATTTCTTTTTATTAACGTATTTATTAAGGTTCGTATCTTCTGTGACCCTTGCATTTTGAAAGTTTATTTCTAAAAGTAAGTTACTTTCATACTTGAATTTATTACTTTCGATACACTCCTTAATTAGCTTTGTGGGTGGGTGTAATACACTTGAATGTTGTCTAACCTCAACAACCTTATAACCGCCCTCTTTGAGCTTTTGAGCGGTACTCAAACAATTATATCGATCGTAACCTATACCCATAACAGTAACGCCATATTCAGCCTCTATATTTAATATAAAGTCCTCAATGACTGCATAATCGACGGTCATATCTCCACACGCTATTGCTTTCATAGTTCTGACAAATTCGTGATAGTCGATCTTTTCAAACTTGCTTTTTTCTTCGATACGATCTTCAGGAATAAACGCGATCGCCTCCGCTAATATGTCCCCGTCTTCTTCGCTGACCATACCCACGGAGCAATTATCATTAGTCAATGCCAAGTCAAGCCCGATCCAAACGTTACGACCAAACCAATTAATTTTTGGGATAACTCCCTCACGTAGTTTATTAACGTCGATATATGATTCAGTCCCCAAACCTTGATAAATGATATTACAATGTTTAGTTATAAAGTTTTCTCTTTTACTAGGTACCTCGATTACTACATTTCTTTTTTTCTTTAAGTCCTCCATGATCTCGGGTACTTCTAACGCTAACGGGTTCCCATGCTCTAATATTTCGTCATTAGTTGACCAATGGATCGTGTCGTCGGGTTCATACAATAAAGCGAAAACAGTATCGTCATTAACTAACTGATCCAATACCTTTTTACAATATCCCACTTCGTCCTCGAAAGGGTTGTTGACTGTTGGATATTTAGTTGAAATAATACAACCTAGTTTATTTAATATAGTTAATTGCCCCGATCTCATAGCCTCGACAGCGTAGGGATTCGGCAAGGCTCCAACTTCATCAACTAGAAATACACTAGGTAGCTTACCGTCAAGCCTTGAATTTGAATAGTTAAGCGGTACATATTTGTTATCTGTGATCTTACAAAAAATATCGTCACGCCTTATCTTAAATTTGTTCTCTAGTACGGGGCTTGATCCAATGATCTCTTGGATCGCCTCCTTTACTTCTCTCGATAGTGATCCGTCTGGTGCTACTGAATAGAATTTACTATATTTAGGCTCTAGCAAAAATAAAAGTATGAATATTAAACCAACTAAGAAAGTCTTTCCGTTCTTTCTGCATATCTCTAATACTGCGGTTTCATATCTTCGGCGGGCTAAATTATCCCTATGAACCGCACATAAAACGGCGACAATAAAAAAGAACTGAAAACCTGCAACACAATTTAAAATCGGTTGTCCTGCTTTCAATCCTTTAGGCATAATTAACATATTCAAAATATCGTCGATCATTTCGACTTTTTCATAATCAATAATATACTTTTTACTTTTGCCCTCCGCCATTAAGCGGAATTGGTTACATTGTAAAATAACATATTTAGGGGCTTTTATTCTCCCGCTCAATACGTCCAATGTATATAAATAACTTGGGTGATCTAGGATGGTCACGATTCCCGCCTACCCTGTAGAACTTTTAAAAGTGGATCACTATTATTCTTTTGAGCCTCTAAATTAATGTTGCCTAATTTCGCCCGAGCCCCAGGCGATAGGCTCAATTCATTGCAACAACGAAAGAACTCATCTGTATATTTTTTCTTTGCCCCTATTACCTGGGGATCAAAAGCCATGTTAATATCGTCATTAATTAACTGATCTATTTCACGCTTTCGATCTATAGCAATAACGCAAGTTTCCAAAATATAAATATCTAAGTTTCCTAATATATCAGCCTGTTCAAGTTCTTTTATTATGTACTTGAATAGCTTTTTTTGGTTTGCATTAAGGTGGGCGGGTGGCTTTAACTTATCCGCCTTACCTTTTAATCTTTGTTCAGTTTCTTGTCTTGCCTGGCGTTCTTCCTTAGTCAAATGCTTGCTAGTTGTAGAAACGCTCATACTTGGTCGTGCCAACTGCTCCGCCCTCCTTTCTTAATCTTGTATAATTTTTCGCAAAAAAATACCTCATTATCTAGAAATAATGAGGTATTTCAATTTATTATTTATTTTTAATGCTACACAATTTGAGAATTATACACAATAGTTACACTACAAATTGGAATTTGTGTATATGTCATTTTTCCTCGCTACAAAAGTCTTGATAATGTGAATTGGATTTAATTTCGGGACTATCTCCAAAGAAAGCCTCTCTGTTTTCAGAAATATCCTTCAAATAATAATCCAGCCAAGCAATAACATATGCATTTGCATCATATAACATATCAGCATGGTCAACATTGCTTTTTCTAAACATTACCTTATCAGCATGTAATTCACGGTAATATTCTTGCATTTTATCAAATGGTATAACAGTATCGGAATCAAATTGGCCAGTTCCTGACATAATCATCATAGGTATGTTTATTTCATTCAAGTGATATGCGTAGGCGTTTTCTGTATTTAATTCAAATCCCCATTTTAATGCAATCCCCAGTTCCTTATTTGTAGGACTGATTGAGAATGCCACATCATACATAGCTCCATTTTCATATTGAGTAATTGCGTTAAATGTTCCCATACCGCCTTGAGAATGACCTCCCACAGCTATTTTTCCTCTGTCAATCATGTTGGCTATTTCTTCAGTATTTAATGCGAAATCCAATGTTTCTGAAGGGTATTTTCCGTCCCAGTTTGTCCCATAATTATTTCCAATAACAACATATCCGAAACTTGCAATATGCTTGAATACATCTTCATATTTATCACATGGCACACCTGTTCCGTTAATCATAACTATCAAAGGATATGTACCTTTTTCTTTTGGATACCACACTTCAAAAAACTTTTCCTTACCAGGTTCTTCTGCTGCTTCTGGAGCATCGTATCTTTTTGAATCAACTTCATACTCACCCAACTTTGAATACTTTTCTTCTATTGCACCATCTGTTTCAACCTTTTCCCAGTATTTACTTGGACTTGATTGTTTTAATGATAAACAAATCAACAATATAATAATCAATACAATCGGTACTAAAACAACGATCCCCATAATCTTTAACACTTTTTTCATTGCAACCTCCTTGACGTATCATATGTTACACCATATAATATACAGCATAATCAAACATGAATAAAGTCACAAATGGTATGCATTTGTGACACCATAGGAGATATAAAATGAAAAACAAGCGAAATGAAGAGCTTAATAATCTAACTAAAGAAAGCCTCTCATTGGCATATTATGAATTATTAATGCAAAAAGAAGATGTTTCAATCAAAAAGATTTGTGAAAAAGCAGGTGTATCAAGGAATGCCTATTACAGGAATTTTGAGTCAGTCGATGAAATAATTATTTATTATCTTATTCTGAAATGGGCAAATTATTGTGAAAATGCTGGTACTGAATCCGAGATTTCCAATGATGTTGGTAGTCACCTCATTAAATACTTTTATTCTGAACGTGAGTTTGTTCGAGCTATAAAACAACAAGGGCAGATATACTTAGTTGAAGAGTTGTTTAGAAAAGTACTTATTCCAAAAGATGTTTCTGGTGCCGAAAAATACTTTTCCTATGTTGTAGCATATTCCGTTTACAGCTTTATTAGGGCAATGATTGACAATGATTTTACCGAAACTCCTGATGATCTCAATGCAATGTTTGAAGCATATGAGAAATTAAAAAGCAAAAATTAAAACTACCTTGGTATATCTTCCAAACCCAATTAACTGTAGGGGTTAAGGGATACAACCGATACAATGCAAAAATATAACTTTCCTTATAAATTCGAACTTATTGGTATTATAGGCAATTATTAGTTAATAATTATTTACTATTATGCATCAAGTATGACATATTTTGTAAGTGAGTGTTCTTAAAAATTCATTTAGGGAAAATTATGTGTCTAAATGGGGGCTGTGTGGTCTCCGTCCACTCAATAAAAAATCTCCCAATATAGGGGGGACTAAATTATCTTTGAAAGTTGTAAGTATATAAACAACATAAACAATAAATAAAATAAACATATTCCCATTAATGAAATTAATAATATAATGCTTAACATCTGCAACACCTCCGATTATTGAAAGTATTGCCACACTTAAATTAATTAATCCCGTCCCTATATGCTTTTAATTCCTTTTGATATTCATGCGTTCTATAATATCCACACGATTTATGTTCATAACAATGACCTCTATATATACAATCGGGTACACATGCAGAATATAACTCGGGTTCTTTATCTCTAATAGATAATAAGACTTCTTCCCATGCCTGGCGTGTTTCTACACTTGCACAATTACATAAACGCTTACGACTTATATTAATAATAGCCTGTGCGTTAGCTACTGCCTCATGCTCTACTAATGAGCCTTGACCTAGATCGTCCCTTTCTATTCCTGTGCGGTCAGTCCTTTGTGTTCTTACATAATGAACTATACCTAACCAATGGCGTACAAAGTGAGTTGATACCCAATACTTAAGATCAAACCATTTCCACTTAATAGTTAACTGCCTAATAGGTGAATGCTCTGCAAGTAACATTCTTCTTTTCCAACTGCTCGACGGTTCTTTTTCTCCATGCTCCATATTGATCGTGGTTCGTGCTGAATTAACAACATCTTTCCAACTGCCTCGAGTACCTAGAAATTTAACTTTCATTTGATACTATCCTCCTTAGTTCTTCCCTCGGGATTTCTCCCCGATCTGCTCTTTTGTGATGATAAGTACATAATGAAATGAGGTTCACATCTTCGAGCCTTAGATCAAAATTTTCATTGATCGGCTCGATATGGTGAACCTCAATTAATTTATGATTATATGGTCTGCCAAAAGTATCATATAAATTTCTGATACATAACTGACACAACCCTTTATCTCTCTGTAATATCTGATTTCTTTTTTTAGTCCATTTTCTAGTCTTTCTGAATTTATTCGCCAGGCTATCGGGTTTAACTCTTGCCACTTTATTAGCCTGGCAAATGAATTTTTTATCATGGATTCTCCCACATTTACTACAACTTTTTAACATCTTAATACCTCATACTATGCCACCATGTTTATACTAATCATTAAGCTGATCCAAAAGATTTAATCGTTAGTTGATGATACCTTATTTTAATTTATTTAAATCTATATATTGTGCCTCAATATATTATTTTTTTCTTCTGTTATTAAGCAAAATAAAATTCTAACTTTTAAATAATGAATCAATATAACTTTCTATAATTTTTCATAAGTGCTCTATCAATTAATGTTTGTTGATCTTGGGATAATCCCATATAAGTCCCCGAGTAAAAAATTTAAACCAAAAAATTATCTATTAAAAGGAGGTGTCTTTTAAATGAAAGGAGTATAATACAAATGACAAAAACCTCGGGTACTTATATCGAATTATCAAATATCTTTCGGGGCTTTTTTCTGCCCCCTTAACTGCTATCCTATAATACTATATTAACACCTTTTAACCCTTGAAAAGTCGCAACTTAGTGGCAAAAAAGTAGCTAAAAAGTTTCATAAAAGTATCTAAAAAGTATCATTATTGGGATAAATGTAATTAGATAACTGGTTGATTATCTTATTTTTGATTCTGTGACATGTAGTTTTATCAATTCCGAGTGTTAGCCATATTTCAACCCATGATTTTTTTGGCTTTGTAAAATATCTTAATTCAACTAATCTTAATTCCTCGGGTTCCAAACTATTTAACGCAACCTTTACTAATTTATCTAATTCAATAAGTCCTTTTTTCTTTTTTCTTAACTTCTCTATTAATTCTGCTTGGTGCTCTTCTCTTTTAATAACTTCATTCTCAACTGAACTATTAAAAGCGTTGGTCGGGAATTTTTCTTCATATGATACCCCCGCAATAGTAACATCATTTAGAATAGAATTTATATGAATATCTAAGCTTTCTATTTCAAGCCCTAAATTTTTATAATTATAAAGTGTTTTTTCAGTCTTTTTAAATAGATTATTTTTCATTTGTAAACCCCTTTTTTCCTTTGTTCGTGTGACAAAATTTTTTCGTTTTTTCTTAGTGTTTTCAATGGCTTGACCGCATTTCAATAGTGAATTTTGTCACGTAATAATATACTTATTTTCTTTATATTAATATATATAGTTACCGTATAATAAAAGATAAAAGAAATAATAAAAAGTAAGACAAGTAAGACAACTACGGCGTAACCCTTACGGGGTGGGCGTTTGAGTGTGTCACGCTATACCCCGAAAATGTCACATTTTTAATTTTTAGCAAATACCCTTATTCTGTCCCCTGTTTTATATCCTCTGATCTCAACATTTTTACATACTCTTATTTGCTTTGTGCTAAATCCTCGGTCGTTGATCTCTCTAGTGAATTTATTCTTATTAACTGGTTTCATACCGCCATTATGACACCAGGCAACATAATTGTTATATACTCTTTGAATCGGTTCGTTAATGATCTTATTTTCCTCAATAAACATAATAATCGGGTTGTTTGTTCTCTCGTATTCTTCCAACTCTTTTTTAACGCTTTCTACTTGCGTAAACTCGTAATTCTTTAACATTCTCTTAAGCCCTTGTAATCCTAAAAGTAATAAATACTCGAGTGATTCTTCTTTCATTAGCTTATCTTTAATAAATGGATCATAATCGGGATCATTAGAACTGAATTTTGCATTGAATGGAACAATTATCAATCTTCTACTTAATCCGTTTGATGTATCATTTACCCTCGGGATTTCATTCGCTGAAAAGATCAGCTTTCCAAAATTCCTGATCTCGAAAGGGTCTTTCCCTTTTCTTTCAACTATCAGCGATTCCCCAGTAACTAACTTTTTAAATTTAGCATTATCGGGCATATAATTATTACTGATATCGTCCCCGATATTTGCAAGTTTTCCAACTATGTCAGCCGTTTTAAATCTTTGCTCTAGTTCTTCCATTCCAATGGCTGACACGTTCTTTTCGCCTAACATTCCCTTTATCATATCAAGTAAGGTACTCTTACCATTTGAACCCCTACCCGTTAATATAAAACACCTTCCTAGTTCGGGACGGCGTAATAATGGATAACCCGCCATTTCTTCAAGTAGTGCTCTTAATGATGGATCATTGCAACCGATCTTATTTAATACCTGGTCAACAACTGGGGCTTTTGCTCCTGGATTGTAATTGATCGGTAACTTATTAACTGCGATATAGTTCGGATCAAAAGGCTCTAGTTCCAGGGTTTCAATATCTAATAACCCATTATTAACGACTATCTTATTGGGTGGGCTTAATGGAAGTTCTTCAGCAATAATATTTAAGTATGTAAGTACCTCCGATCTTTTAGCCCTGTTAAGGCTTGGTATATGCTTAATTATCAGCTTTTCAATACCTAATAAATTATTTACATATACCCCACTATCGTAATAATGTAATTCCCCGTTGATCTTTACGATATTATATTCACGTTGTAGGAACGTACCGAATAGATCATGTGACCACTTTCCGCCCTCGTCAAAGAATGATTCTTTTTGAAAAGATTCGTCCCTTAAGATCGTGTTTAACTCTGAATCGGGTAATTTATCTTTTAATACATAATCATTAATTATATTTAAAGTTTCTCTGATCTCTTGCTTATTAAAGCCGTATCGTTGTAATAAAAGAATGTAATTAAATAATGTTTGATTTCTGCCGTCGCCCTCTTCCAAATTATTAAAGTCGGGACACTTAGGTATTACAGTTAACCACTTCGGCAACTCGTCAATAGTTCCCGTGGTTGTCATTGGTCGTACTTTCCCTTTGATCTTAAGGGGTATAACTGCGTTTTTTGAACCGAGTTTAATATCTACTATTAACCCCAGGGAACAAGGTTTATGTATAACGTTAGCTTTAACCCCAGTATTCTTAAAATAAAAGTGCATACCTCGGGTTGTTTTTATACTGGTGCAGTTGATCCCCTTATCGGCTATGATCTTCTTTAAGACTTCCGATTCCTCTTTGGAATCAATATCGATTAAGATAAATTCATCATCCAAAACACCGCCGTATTCCTCTAAGCCCTTAACTTGATCCTGGCTCGAAAACTCACTTCTATTTTTAATACTTTCAATCGGGCGTTTGCCTTTCATTCCTACATAACCTTTAAACATTTGTTACACTCCTTTTAATCTTTGGTTTACTGATTTTTTAAATAATTAATCATTAATAACGTATATCCGATAATATCTTTCAATGTGTCCTCTTTGCTCTCGTCAGCTACTAACTGGGTATTGCTTTTATTAAGGCTCTTTAGTCTGCTGATCTTGTCCTCGATCCTTAAGAAATACGCAGTCATTCCATACTCGTCCATTGTCTTATCAAAACTATTGCCATAATCTCGATTTTTTCTTTCTACTAAGTCCGCTATCTCCTGGGCGATCTTCTTTATTTCTTCCAACCTATTCACCCCTTACCCTAATATTAAAACTATTAAAGCTATTACTAGAATGTCCAAACCAGTTAACGCCATTTAATCTCCCCCTTTTCGATCCATTCATCAACTTTAAGGCTGATCGCTATAACTAACCCTATTGCGGGGATCAATGACCACCATGTAAGTGGAATATAAATATTAAGATAATCAAATAATAATTTTCTTAGTACCCCGAGCCATGCGAATGATCCCGAATTAATTAATAAATCTACAATTATTCTTTTTACCATATTATCCCCGCTAGTCTTTCGAGTTTTGCATATATAAATTGATCTATCTTTTCGGCGTTCCAACCGTCCATGATCCTTAATAAAATTGTTTCAGCGTTTATGATCTGCTTTTCCACGTCGTGCTCGTCCCCTATTAACTGCCTCGAGATCGCTTGACTTAATTTACTCAATATATTTATAGCGATTAATAAATCTTCAAGGGCTACGGGTAACGGTCTATATGCTTTGACTTCTGAATCCACTTGATACATTTTTTTAAGCTGACATAACATGATAAACACGTCCGCCATTTCTTCCTCGACGTTATGATCTCTACTTAATAAACTGTTAGAAAGTGCCTCGATCAGTTCCCCGATTTCTTCCTGGGCTTTAATTTTTTGATGTTCTGCTCCATATGTAAAGATTGCTTTCTCACATACTGAATGAATATTATTAGAATCCTTTAACCAGTATTCATCTTTTTTCATTTCTAGCCCTCCAATAGTGATAATTTCAATTTATCGCCTAGAATATGTTTGATTATTTTTGATTCTTCCCTGTCCTCGATATAATCATATAAGCCGTGTATAGTTTCGAAATAAGTACCAGGATATCCGATTGAACTATCCGTCAAATTAACTGGAATATAATCATAATCACTATCGCATACGACAAGCCACGCCGTACCAATTGCAGTTATTAAAACGTCACCGATCTTTATATCTTCATATTTTATCTTTTGGTTATCTAAATTAATTTTCATGCGGTTTTAACTCCTTTAAAATCATTTATTCTTTTGTTTGCCATATCTATATACCATTGTTTATTTAATTTTCTTGGCATTGCTGCTACGTTAATATTTTCATTTACAATGAAACATTTATCGGGTGTATTAGCTATTTTAAACGGGTTACATTGTTTTACTTTCCATAACTGACCGTCACGTCGGCTCCGACTTGCGAAAACCCTAAAGACTTTCCCGTCTATTACTTCCCCGTCATACATAGCGTAAGCGAATTTACTTGATATTTTTACGATCTTTTGAAACTCCTTAAGTTCGTTACATTCCCAAATCGTTTGGGCTACTGGAACGCCTTTTATAAAGTATTCTTTGATCGCTTTATTGACGATCGGTAAATCATAGTCAAGGGTATTTAATTTCTTAACGTAAGCCCCTTTTGACTTGACCTCTCCGTCCTCCATAACTACCATGTAATTATTAACGTCCTTTTGAATAACCTTTGTGATTCGATCATGTTCAAGGCTCATGCGGGTTCTTTCTTCCCACTCTTTGCATATTTCCATATAAAGCGGGATATCTGCCTCACTTGTTAACTTAAACATAACCCCGTCGGTATTTGATTGGATCAACTCGAAATGTGGTTCTAAATGCTCTATTAAGTCCAATAATAAAAGTTGCCCGTTAATACAAACATTGTTCGCCATAAGTGGATCATATAATGGGTTGTATTTGTCTTTACTTGCCCCGTATGTACTGTTTAAAACGATCTTGTAAGGTTGTTGTAATGGGTTCTTTTCTTTCTTAAATACAAGCCTCATATCACGTATTTTTCTAAATTCTTCGGGGTTCATAACATTTCGAGATAAGAATCCGTATTCTATCATTAATGCGGGGTAATATGATCCTACGTCACTATTAATAAAAATCCCCTCACCGTAATAATTTTTACGTGCTCCATGTAACCCGCCCCAGGCGAAAATATGCTCTACACCTGCAACATTTATTTTTAATTCTTTGTCATAGTCCAGGTTGCTTTTATTTTTGTACCATTCGACTATGTGGCGATATTTTCTAACCTTTAAGGTGTCAACTATCGAAATATTAAACTCGTCGTTGTGATCCCTCTTAGTGGCCTTTAAAATGATCGCTGAAAGTTGGGCTTTTGTTTTGCTGACATATGAAAGGGGCAATTTAAAAGCGGTAATTAATGATATATGACTTTCAAACTCGCTATAGGTGTTTAAAAATACTTCCATTGTCTGCTCAACGTCGTGATTACAATAAAAAATAACTTCCTCGATCTCTTTATCTGTTAACTTTCGATTGATCCTAAAATCAACGCTAGTTTCCCGAATATCATTACCCATAAAGCCCTCGAGTTGTTTTAAGCTATAAAGTGAATTTATCATGGTGTCATAGTTAAATAACTGCACCTTATTAAATAGGCTCGTGAACTTATAACCTGGCTTACCCCTTTCGATAATGAACTCGTTAACCTCCTGGGGCGATAAATCCAATAAGATCGATTTTAAAATATACTGGTCATAGTGTTTCGAGTTGTACCCGATCCAAATGTTATTTATATTCTTTTTGTAAACTCTCTTAAGTGCTCTCGGGTTATTTACGATCTTGTGAGTTTCTTGTGTATCAGTATCTTTAATCACGACTAACCAGTCTTTTTTAAAAACCTCAAAGTCATAAAATAACATCTTTTGTTTACCCCCTGTTTTATTGGTGGGGGATTGCTCCCCCTGGTGTCTTAATGTGATATAATCTCTATTTCAAAAGTTTCATAATTGAACGTTATGTCGAAAACTCTACCGCATGAATTACAATGTGGCGGGTGGTGTATGATCTTCGGATAAACATCACCAATAAATTTTACGTGCTCGTTCCGATCCTGGGGATTTACTACAAACCCATTGTTACCGATCGGGCATATTATTCGGGTTTTATATTTCATGTTTACGCCTCAAATACTTCGGTAATTTCTACGTTTGAGAATCCTTTATTATTGATTGAATATTTAACCTCATATTCAAGCCCTTTATCTTCGATTTCGTCCATTACCTCGTCCAAATACTCTTGAAAATCTTCGCTACTGCTGATCTTCTTAGTTGGTTGGATTCCAGTTCCTAAAGCGAATATAAAATCGAACGCTTGACCTAACTGCCAGTTTTCCTTTACAACCTGGTTTTTAAATAACTTTGATCCTTTAAATTCACCGTCTAAGATCGTGAACCATGTTGAGATCATATCGTCGCCTTTTTTAGTCTGTTTGATCTCTAGCTTTTCGACTGATACCTCATAAGTTCCCTCGGGTACTTCTTTATAGCTTCCGCCCCCGTTTTCTTTAGCCTCATTAATAGCCTCATTGATTGCGTTTTGATCGATTCCGTTTGCAAATTTACTAAATATACTCATTGTTTAAATTCCTCACTTTTCTTTTGTTTATTTTTTATTTAGAATGGAAAATCTTCGTCGGTTGGTGTTCAAACTTCCTCTGATTTTTTTCTTGACTTTCTTTCTTTTTTAACTTTCTCTACTGGCGGGTTAAACTCGCTTTCGGGTACTTCATCAAATGGGATCGGCTCACCCTCTACGACTTCGATTTTATCGTCCTCTTTTTGTGGCTCTATCGCCTCTTTTTCTGGCTTGTTTCCCTTGTCCCTTGTACTTCTTCGGGTGGATTCTTCCCCAGTCTTATTTCGCCTCTTTTTGCCCTCTGTAGGCTTTTCGATTTCTTCATTTTTGACAAGTTCGTCAGCCTGTGCCATTTCCTCGTCGCTCTTGAAATCGTCCCCGATCTCATAATAATTTCTGATCTTTTCGTCAACATAGTTGAGATCGTTGTCAATAGCGAATGTTGGAAACATACCCATAGGGCTTTTGACTGTATCATTTCCACTATTTTGAGTTACAAAGTAATACTTTCCGTCTGAAACGTAAGTCTTAAGAACTGTTGTAAACATACCCTCTATTGTGATTTTTTCGTCCAACATTTTACCGATAGTTTTAATCTTTTGTCTGCCGTCGTCCATGACTTGTAAATGACTTAAGAAATACACCGTAACGTCGTCGGGTAGGTTGTCCGCTAGATCGATTAATTGAAAGTAATCGCTTTGAATATCGTTGTACTTGTCCCACCCTGTTTCTTTAAGTCTTTGCATATATGGGAATGACATAATATATTGACCATCATCAACAACCACTATTTTTTTATTTGATTCTCTTATAAATTTACTGATCTTTCTTATGTCTGTAGTTCCTGTTATTGATTGAAACTTTCCCTTAAATGGTAGGGGCTTTTTAGCGGGGTTAATATAACATACTTTCCCAGGATCAAAGTTCCTCAATGAGGTTGACTTCCCCGTCCCCGATTCTCCTAGTATTAACGTTTTAATTGCCATCTTTTGTGCTCCTTTATATCTGATTAAATTTATCAAAATAGTCAAGTATAAGACTATAAAAATATCTGTTTATAGATCGCTTATGATCTCGATCATTTCCAATACACATTCCATTTTTTCAGCGAATGATATATCGTCGCTTGTTATTCTGCTATGAATATCTAAAACTTTAGTTGTTTTTTCTAATCGATCTTTTACGAACTCTAATGATAATTCACATTCAGCGACTAAAATATCATATTTTAATTTATTTTTTTCACTTCTAGCAACCTCTTTCAATGTTTTGAAATGTTCCAGGGTTATTTCTAAAGATGTTTTTCTTTCCTCGAAAATTTCTTTCACCATAATAGCTTGTTTAATTTGATCTTCTTGCATTTTTAACACTCCTTAATTATCTTTTGTATTTCTTCTTTGAATTTATCAAAATCTTTGGGGTATAGTATTACACCATAACCGCCCGATTTATTTATTAAATCAATAGTTCTGATCTGCAAGGACGACGGTTTTCCGTTACTTGCTTTGACTTCTATTCCTACGAATCGCCCTTTAACGCTTGCTATTATATCGGGTATTCCCTTTTGGCTATATGCTCCCGCCCAATGTTTAAAGAACCAAATATCGGTTGGATAGCTTTTAAGAAAATCTTTGATCTTATTTTCAAACTGTTTTTCTTCTGCCATTAATTCACTACCACCCCACGCCCTAAGATAGCTTGTTTTTTCTTTTCTAGTCCCTGGATCATGTTCTCTTTTATTATAGGTACATAATCGATCAATGAATTTTTGTTACTACATACCCATATAGTTTGTCCTATTTGTTGTACTGTGTCAGATACTTTTGTTATATCTAGGCTACTATTTGCAGTTATTCTTTTTATTTCATATTGTTGTTTACTTGTTACATACTCTAATTTATAAGCCGAATTACTCATGTTTATACTACCCCTTTTTCTGTTAGTGCTTTTGTTATCAGTTCATCAAATGGTATATTAAATATTTGCTCTAATACGCTAATGCTTGGCGTTATAAAGCCAGTTTCGTACATTCTAACGCAACGAATAGTTCTATTAATTCGGATCGCCAAATCTGACTGCGTTAGTCCATGTAATTTTCTATATTCTTTTATAGCCTCCGCAATCGTCATTTTATAGCCTCCTAAGATTGGATATCATACATTAAATCCAACGCCTTTTTTAAGCCGTCAAGTACACCTTTTTCATAAACAATATTTGCGGGTTTTTCGGACGGCTCTAAGAATACTTTTTCTCTTAACAGTATTGAAAGTTCAATTTCTGCGATCATGTCGTCGCCTTGATCGTCGTTATAACTTTCGCCATATATTAATTCTTCGATTGTAGCCTGTACTATATGGGATAATTCATGTAATTTCGCAATACTCGGTTCATGCTCTCCGCTTTCCCATTTTCTAACCGTGATAGTTTGCACGTCTAATTTTTCTGCAAGTTCCTTTTGTGTTAGGTGCATTGATTTTCTATGAATTTTTATATTTTTACCTACATTTATCATTTGTGATCCTCCTTAAATAGTTCGTCCGTGTAGTCCTTACGCATTTTCAAAGTTTTAAATATATTTTGTTCAATGCTCTGATCTGTAATTAAGTAATAATATAGACACGTTCGATTCTGTCCCAGCCTGTGAGTTCTCTTTTTCGATTGCTCAAATAGATCGCTAGATTGAGTTAAGCTAAAATATATGATCTTATTGCATTTCTGTAAATTTAGCCCCATTGCCCCCGCCTGGTATTGTACCAGGGTGACAGAATCCGAATAGTTGTCGTAGTTCTTTAAGTCCTTAGAATCACCGTTAACCATGCTTACGGGCTTGTTTAATTTCTTGCATATCTTGACCAATTCGTCATATTCATGTTTAAAGTTATAGAATATAATTAAGCGGTCGTCGGTCGATTCTATTAACTCGGTTATCTTTTCATATTTATGCTTGTTATACATTCCCGCAAGTTGCCTTAAATATAATCTAGCGGTCAACGAGTTATCGCCAACTAATTCAATTCCACCGATTTCAATTAACCGATCTTTCTTAAATTTTGCATACTCTGGAATGTTCTTGACGTTGACCTCATAATCGATCGTATCGGGTAGGGTGATAACTTCCTTGGTTTTCATAAATACCGCCCCATGCTCCCGCAGTTTTCTTTTTAATCGATCAACGTGCTTGTAACCTGTGACCTTTGGACGGGTAAACCCTCCCACGTCAATATCAATAGTTTTAATATATGTTTTCCAGTACATTTTCTTTGTGATCTTCCACCCTAACATGCTAAGTTGTGAATATAATTCCTCATACTTCCCGCCTGTTGGCGTCCCACTAAGTAAGATAATATTCTCAGGCTTTAATCTTAAAATAAACTTGGTTCTCTTACTGCTCTCGCCTTTTATATAACTGCTTTCATCTAATATCAGCGTGAATCCCTTAAATTTCTTTAATTCAGCCCGTCGCCATGTAAGATCATAATTAATAATTATTACCGTGTATGGCTCGATCTTGGTTAATGGTTTGTTGTACTTTATAACTTTATACCTGGGATAAAACTCTTTGTAATGATCCGCCCAGTCGTCAATCTTTGATTTTTGACAAACTAATATAATAATGTTTGTCCCTAATTGCTCCGCCTTTTCGGTTGCTACAAAAGTTTTACCCAGTCCCATATCGAGATAATAGGCAACTTTGTTTTGCCCTCTCGTAAGTTCAAGGGCTTTCACTTGGTGGGGAAATAATGTTATTTTATTGTTTATCTTGATTAGTTCCTTTTTTTTCTGTATATTGTATCGAAACTATTTTTTTAGTTTTTTTATCATATGTTATTACTGGAATCATTCTCTTTTGTTCCCTCCCGTTTTTCGTTTTGTGAAACCCATAACCTTATTATAGGGGAATTTTACGTTCCCCACAATTTCCGAATTTAGTCGAAATTTAAAGTTTAGCTAAATGATTCTTTAAAATCCTCAATTATACTTTTCGTTTTCGCAAATTATTTTTTTAACTTTTTTCGTATTCAAAAAATATTCTTACCATAATAACCCTTTGTTAGCTTTTTTTATATTTTTAGTCGAGTCTTGACACTTATTAGTATTGCATATTTTTTACTACGTAGTATAATGGGATTAACCGAAAAATTTCCGTTCTCGAAAATCGAATAGTATAAAAGATTAATAAATTATATACAATAGTAGTATATAGGGGGATAATTTAAAATGAGTAACATTAGTGTTATAGGTGAAAATATAAAGAAAATACGTACACATAAGGGACTAAGTGCCTCGGAACTTTCTCAAAGATCGGGCGTAAGTAATGCAACTATAAGCCAAATCGAAACTGGTAAACGAGCAACTTTACAAGGTGACACTTTAAATAAAATCGCCTCAACTCTTGGGGTAACTGTTGACGATCTTCTTGGCGATTCTGATACTGTAAAATTTGAAACGAATGATATAGTAGACGTTTTAAATATTATAAACTATGCTGACGGGATAACGTTAGACGACGTTGAGTTGAGCGACGACGAAAAACAGTTAATCAGTATCAACATTAAAACCGTACTAAATGCAATTCGTTACAATCGTATGAGATAAAGTGGTTCACTTCTGTGATCCACTTTTTTTATTAATGATTCATCATGTTAAGATATTAACATGGATAATTATAAAAATACATAGGTTTACATATAAAAGCTTTATGTAATTAATGGGTAGAACGTGATAAATTTCCTCATATACAAAGAAAAAATTTACATAAAATAAAGGAGAATATATTATGGGTAACAAGTGGGAAACTTCGGGAATTAAATTAAGGGAACTAAGGTGCAATATGAAACCAAAACCGTCAATTTTCAAAGTAGCCAAAAGAATACATATTAGCGGAAATTATATGTCAATGATCGAAAGGGGTGTTTATTGCCCTAACGATCAAATACTATTTAATCTAGCTGAATTTTACGAGGTTGATCCGTCAGAACTTTTTAAATTATATGATAAAGTAGTCCCACCAACAAATGAGCAACTTAACGCCGTTCCCTCATTACGAAAAATCATGACTGAAATTAGTATTGACGAAAAACTATCAGCCGACGAAAAGGAGGCTTTTGCAAAAAGAGTGTATGAGATCGCAACCCAGTTAATTAATAAGGAGGGGTAAAATACATGGTTAAGTTATTTTTGTCCTTTGAAGAATATTTAGAAATGATTTTTGGTTATAGATTTGTGGTACATTTTGAGGATACTATGGTATTTCTGTCAGGACTTTTTTTAGGCATGATTATAATGTCCTGCCTCTCGGGGCGGGTGGTTTTTAAACTCCAAAAAATTAGCGACCTGGGATCAGCTAACGTAAAATTAATTAAGTTCGTGCATGAGGGAAATAAACATTATATAGCTGATCCTAAAAATGTAGGTGAATCGATCGAAACTCTTTTACTGGTGATCTTCCGCCCTCTATTTCAAGTTAGAGAATACAACTATAGGGACGAAAGGCGAACCAAAATATTTTTAATAATTATGGCGGTAGTATCAGTTATAGTTTTTGCATTAGCTTTTCTTTGTATTAGTACGGTACTAATTGATAATTTACCAATACCGAGCCGATAAAAAAAAGTGGTGAAGATTATCACCACTTTATTTTTTTATAAATACTGTAGCGATCATTTTTATTAATTCAATATTCATTTGTAATATTCCCCTTATTTACAAGGCTACTTACTTTATGTTACAATCAATTTGCGAGATTGGGTAGTAACGAAAGTTACTGCCTTTTTTATTTAATTTTATTTCATATACTGGTATAGGTTTTTCGGTTCTTCATCTTCTGACCGATCTTCCCAACCTAATAACCTCTTTTCTAAGGCGTCATAATCATACTCCCTAGGCTGAAAATTATTGAATTTTGAAACTGTTTTACTTTCACCAATAGCGGGTTTATATTCAATTTCAATCTTCTTTTCATTCTTAATCGCCCATTTCGTATACTTAAATTCATTACCAACATTCTTTTTAAGTCTGATAATATCGAAAGCCCTAATAACTTTCGCTGAATCATTCCCGCTATCTTCTAGCAACTCTTTCGCTTGATCTGTGCTAAAACCAGTATGATTTTTAATTTCAATTACTTTGTGATCTTCCTGGATCACTTCGTCAATGTGTATTTGATTTTCAAGGGGTTCTTTACCGTTGCTATCAACTGGTAATTCTCTCGGTTGCTCAGTTGGTTTAGATTGTTGCTTTTCTTCACCAACATAGAATAAATATTTATGTATAAAATATAAATTCTTATTTGCTTTACCTTTTTTGATAGTGATATACTTTTTTTCTTCCAATGCTTTGAGATTATCAAAAACAGTTGCTTTTCTATTTGTTGATAATGTAATCATTAAATTTTCATAATTAGGATAAGAATATCCTTGTGTGTGATTATGATATAAAATTAAGCTGCTAAGTAGGATTTTTTCGCTTGGCTTTAGGTTGGTATCATGGTCAATCTCTAACATTGTCTTTAGTAAATCTTTTATCACTATCTTTCCCCCCTTTACTTCCTTTGTTTCTTGTTCCTTACGTCCTTGAATATAACGTCGTTTTCTTCCTCGGTATTTAGCCTTATGTCGTAGCCATTAGCAATTAAAAATTCTTTAACCGCTTTATTCGTGATCTTACTGGCGTCAATCATGCTTTCATGTTTCATACGATATAAAGTATCGTATACCTCGGGTTCTAGTCTGCAAGTAAATCGCTCGAGTGCCATTAGCTCACCTCCTTTCGTTCACCTTACAATGCAAGTATACTATAGACGTCTATAAGTGTCAATAGTATACCCAAAATATTTTTTGTATTCGAAAATATATTTAACTATAAACGAAAATTACTCAATTTTAATACTTAGCCGTTTATAGATAATATATATAAATAATAAATATATATAATATATATATGGTATCGGAAAGCGTAACACTCTATTACTAAAAGCGTACCTGTTACGGTACTAAAAGCGTAACACCCTATTACTAAAAGCGTACCTCTCCACAAAAAAGAGTGTTACTAAAAGCGTAACTCTGTGGATAATGTGAATAAAAAAATAATTGTAAGTATATTTATTTTTACACTTACAATTATTATCATAACCTATATTTTACACGCCACTACATTATCTATCATGGTCACACAATTTTTTATTGATTCCATTAGAATTTCATAATTTTTAATTCTGCTTTCAAGTTCTTTAATATATATTTCTCTTTCTAGACTTTCGCTAGTTGTTTCGATCCCTAAGTATTTATGTATTTCACTTAATGTTACTACATATTCATTCCCCGACTTTACCGCCTTTAACTTTCCCTGTCTTATTGCTGATGTAAGTCTGTTTACTGGAATATCATACTTTTCTGAAATCTCTTTTAATTTTAAAATTGTTTTTTCATTTGTTTTACTCATTTTATATCCCCCTTAGTTTCTTTTACTTTTATTGATATAATAACAACTTATTGAATTTAATTAAAACCTTGTATATTCCTAGCATTATGATTTACATATGACTACCTTTAAATACCTTTATTTTTGTATACAAAATCTTATATTTTCGTATTCGAAAAATTTTATACCTTTAACTCTATTATTTTACTGTGGAAATTTTAAATTAAATAAGCGATAATATGAATTAAGATTTTAATAAACTAAAGATTTAGAAATGAGGGTGTGGAAATGGCAAGTTATGAACAAATATCAAAAGGCAATTGGAAAGCTATCGTTTCACTTGGTTTTGATAACCTGGGAAAGCGAATACGACAAAAAAAGCAAGGATTTAAAACCAAAAAGGACGCTGAAAAATGGGCGACTGAAATTACTTCCCAAAAACATAAAGGTTATGTTGCACCAACTGAAAGCAATATAACTTTAAAAGAATATATCAATAAGTGGTTTAATGAATATAAAATAAATACCTTATCCACCAATACAGTTTCGAATTATAATTCCAGAATTGATACTCATATAATACCGAAATTAGGCTCATACAAGCTAAATAAAATTACTAATGAAATAGTACAAGACTTTTATAATAGCCTTATAAATGACGGTCAAAAGCCCTCTAGTGCTAAAAAGGTTCTTGAAACTTTGGGGAATTGTCTTAGGTACGCACAAAAAAACAAATTAATATATACAGTTCCTGTGGATATTGAAAGGGTTGCGATTGAGAAACCAAAAGTTGAGTTTTGGCATAAACATGAAGTTGATTTTTTCTTAAATGAAATTAAAGACGATTATTTATATACCCCAATACTTATTGCAGTATTAACGGGTTTACGATTAGGAGAATTATGTGGTTTAAGATGGTGCGATATTGACTTTGATAATAAATACTTAAGTGTTCGACACCAGGTTCTAAATGATAAAACAAATAAATCTTTATTATTCACCGATAAATTAAAAACTTTAACTAGCTATAGAAAAATTACAATACCAAAAATATTGATTAATCATCTGAAAAATATCAAAGGTAAAGCACTAGATACTGATTTTATTATATTACCTCGTGAGGGTGAAATGTGTAACCCTCGTAATTTATCAATGAATTTCACAAAAAAAGTTTCAAAATATAAACTACCTTTGGAGGATTTCAAAAAAGGGGACAACGGGGACACAATAAATTATATGCAACTTCAACAAATAACATTTCATGCTCTTAGACATACACACGCAACTTTATTAATATTTAAAGGTGAAAATATAAAGGTAGTATCTGAACGACTAGGGCATAAAAGTATAACTGAAACACTAGATACATACACTCACATAATGGAGGATATGAAAAATAATACTGCTGATTTACTCGACGATATGTTTTAA